ATGTCGCTTTGGCGCTGGATTGGCCGTGGACGGACGGAAACGAAGGCAAGCGCGGCGCGCGGGCTGGGGATTGAGGCGCGGCAGGCGCGCCCTGTCTGGACGCCGCGCGATTATGCGAGCCTGGCGCGCGAGGGCTATCAGCGCAATGCGGTGGCGCATCGGGCGATCCGGCTGATCGCGGAAGCCGCCGCCAGCGTGCCGCTGCGCGCCAGCGGCGCCAAAGCGCAGCAGGCGCAGGATTTGCTGGCGCGACCCAATCCGGAACAGACCGGGCGAGCGCTGCTGGAGAATGTCTATGGCTGGCTGCAAAGCGCCGGCAACGCCTATGTCGAAGCAGCGTTTTTGGACGGCGCGCTGCGTGAACTTTATGCGCTGCGGCCCGATCGGCTGCAGGTCGTTCCGGGGGCGGATGGATGGCCGCAGGCCTATGACTATCGCGTTGGGGCGGCGGCGACGCGGTTTGGCCGGGTCGGCGCGCGCGGGGCGCTGAGCGTCCTGCATCTGAAATTGTTTCATCCGACCGATGATCATTATGGCATGAGCCCGCTGGAGGCGGCGGCCTATGCGATCGACATCCACAATGCCGGCGGGGTGTGGAACAAGGCGCTGCTGGACAATGCGGCGCGCCCGTCGGGGGCGCTGGTGGTGCGCTCGGAGGCCGGCGAGCGACTCAGCGAGAGTCAATATCAACGGCTGAAAGAGGAATTGGCGAGCGCCCATCAAGGCGCGGCGCAGGCCGGGCGGCCGTTATTGCTGGAAGGCGGGCTCGATTGGAAGCCAATGGGCTTTGGGCCGCAAGAGATGGATTTCATCGAGGCAAGGCGGGAAGCGGCGCGCGAGATCGCGCTCGCTTTTGGCGTGCCGCCGATGCTGCTGGGGATTTTGGGCGATGCCACCTACGCCAATTATCGCGAGGCGAATGCGGCGTTCTGGCGGCTGACGATCCTTCCGCTGGCGCAGCGCGCGGCGGCGGCGCTGGGCGCCTGGCTGAGCGATCATCTGGACGGAAATGTGGAGATTTCCTGCGATCTCGACGCGCTGCCGGCGCTTTCGATCGAGCGCGAGGCGCTGTGGCGGCGGGGCGGCGAGGCCGATTTTCTGAGTGCGGACGAAAAGCGCGCGGCGGTGGGGGTGGACCCCGCCGGTCGATAGGGACGCTGCGGCAAGAGCGAGGGCGGGCGACATGCAATTCGACGGCAAGATTACCATTGGCCTGATCGCAGCGATCGCGCTCGAGACGGTGGCGGGGCTGTTATGGGCCGGGCGGGCGGCGCAGCGGCTGGAGGCGCTGGAAGAACAAGCGCGGATGGCGCGGCCCGTCGCCGAACGGCTGGCGCGGCTGGAGGAGCAGACCCGCGACATTCGCGAGGCGCTGGCGCGGATCGAGCGCAAGATCGAAGGCGAACGGCCATGAGCGCTCTGGTGGCGGGCTATGCGGCTTTGTTCGATGCGCGCGATCTGGCCGGCGATGTCGTGCGGCGCGGGGCGTTTGCGGGCGCAAGGGCGCCGCTGCCGATGCTGCTGGAGCATCAAGGCGCGGCGATCGGGGTGTGGGAGCGCCTGAGCGAAGATCAGCGCGGGCTGTTGGTGCGGGGGCGGTTGTTCGCGGCGAATGTGGCGGCGCTGCTGGCGCAATTGCGCCGCGGCGCGGTCAGCGGGCTGTCGATCGGGTTTCGCGTGCGGCGGGCTGTCGCGCGGGCCGACGGTGGGCGCGATTTGCTGGCGCTCGATTTGGTTGAAGTTTCACTGGTCGGGCGGCCGATGCAGCCGCGCGCCCGGTTTGAGATCATCCGCGAACGGATGAACGCTTTGGCGGCGTAAAAACAGGGCCAGGGCGCCAATTGCTGAACAGGAGAGCAGCCATGACGCAGGCAGAGCCGCGCGGCGAGATCGCGCGCACGCATGAAAGTTATATCGAAACCAATGAGCAAATCTTGGCGGAGATCGAAACCCGCGGCGCCGCCGATCCGTTATTGGACGAAAAGCTGGCGCGGATTGATGCGGCCTTGCAGGCGCAGCAAGAGCGCCTGGATCGCTTGGCGCTCGATCGCCAGCGCCCGCGTCTGGCCGGCGGCGCTGGGGGCGAAAGCGTTGAGCGCAAAAGCGCCTGGGGCGCCTATCTGCGCAGCGGCATTGTCAGCCCAATCGAGACCAAGGCGCTGAACAGCGTGGTCGATGCGGAAGGCGGGTATCTGGCGCCGGACGAGCTCGATCGCCGGATTGAATCGCGACTTGAGCAATCAAGTCCGATGCGCCGGATCGCCAGCGTGCGGCAAACCAGCGCCGGGCTGTTTCGCAAACCGATCAGCGTGACAGGTCCGCAGGCCGGCTGGGTCGCCGAAACGGCGGATCGGCCACAAACCGCGCAGCCCGTGCTGAGCGAGGTGCAATTTCCGGCCGCCGAGCTCTACGCCAATATCGCCGCAACGCCGCAATTGCTGGATGACGCGTTCGCCAATGTCGAGGAATGGATCGCCAGCGAGGTCGAGGGCGCCTTTGCGCAGCAAGAAAGCACGGCCTTCGTGTCGGGCGACGGCAATGGCCGGCCGCGCGGGTTTTTGAATTACACCTTGGTGGCGGACGCCACCCATAGCTGGGGCAATATCGGTTACATCGCCTCGGGCGCGGCGGGGGCGTTTGCGGCGGCCAATCCGGCCGATCGCTTGCTCGACCTCGTTTATGCGCCGAAAGCGCGCTATCGGGCGCGCGGGCGCTTTGTGATGAACCGCAAGACCTTGTCGGCAGTGCGCAAGCTGAAAGACGCCGACGGCGATTATTTGTTCAGCCCGACCGGGCCGAACGGGACCGGGCCGAGTTTGCTCGGCTACCCAATCACCGAGATCGAGGAAATGCCCGATATCGGCGCCAATGCGGCGGCGATCGCTTTTGGCGATTTTGAACGCGGGTATTTGATTGTCGACCGGCAAGGCACGCGGGTGCTGCGCGATCCCTATTCGGCCAAGCCCTTCGTGTTGTTCTACGTGACCAAGCGCGTCGGCGGCGGCGTGCAGGATTTCGACGCGATCAAGGTGCTGCGCTTCTCGGCGTCGTAAACGAAAGCGGGACGGGCGCGCGCGTCTTGTGAGCGCCCGTCGATTTTTGCTGAAAAATGGAGGGGGCGATGAGCCTGGAACGCCTTGCTTCGCCAAGCGCGATGGCGGTGTCGCGCACCGAGGCGAAAGTCTTTCTGCGGATCGACCACGACGACGAAGACGGTTTGATCGATTCCCAGATCGCCGCCGCGACGGCGCAGATCGAGGCGGCGGCGGCGCTGGCCTTGATCCGCCAGCGCTTTGTCGAGCGAATCGGGGCAGGCCGGCCGGCCGATATGTTTGGCGGGTTTTGTTTGAGCGTGCGCCCGGTGATGGCCGTGCTGGCGGTGCGGATCGTCGAGGCCGATGGCCGCTTGCGCGATCTAGGCGCGGAGGCGTTTCGGGTCGCCGACGGGTTTTCGGCGCGGGTCAGCTTTCCGGCCGGGCCGCCGATCCTGGTCGGCGGGGCGGAATTGGAAATCGAGTTCGAGGCGGGCTTTGGCGAAATGGCGGCCGAGGTTCCGGCCGAATTGCGCGAGGCGGTCTTGCAGCGGGTGCGCGAGCTGTATGAGCGCGGCGAGAGCAACAGCGCGCAAGGCGCCTGGCGGCGGCTGATCGCGCCTTACCGGCCGGTGCGGCTGTGAGCGTCGCGAAATTGCGCCAGCGGATCGGGCTGTGGCGGCCAGAGCCGAGCCTGATCGAAGGCGGCGGCGAGACGGCGGCTTTTGTCGAGGCCGGCAAGGCCTGGGCTGCGGTGGCGCCGATCGGGGCCGGCGAAGACGACCGCGACGGCCATGTGCTGGCCAAGGGGCGCTATCGGCTGCGGGTGCGAGCCCCCTGCCCCGGGCAAGCCGGATGGCGGGTGAGTTTAGGCGCGGGCCGAATGCTCGCCGTTCTGGCGCGGCTCGAGCCGATTGGCGGCGATGGCTTGGCCGACTTGATCTGCGTGGAGACGGACGATGGCTGACGGGTCAAACGGGGCGTTTGGCCCCGATTGGGCGCTGCAAAGCGCGGTGATCGCGGCGCTCGAGGCCGATGCCGCGCTCGCAGCGCTGCTGGGCGAGGGCCGGCGGATTTTCGATGCGCCGCCCAGGCGGGCCCCTTATCCGGCGATCGCGATCGCGCGGGTCGAGAGCCTCCCCTACGAGGCGGCGCTGAGCGAGGGGCTCGAGCAACGACTGACGCTGCATGTCTATAGCCGCGCGGCGCGGCGCGAGGCGATGGCGATCATCGCCCGGCTGCGGGCGGTCTTGCACCACCAGCCGATCGCGATTGCCGGTCGGCGCCTGGTGCTGGCGGCGGTGGTCTATGCCGATGTGGTCCGCAACGCCGATTTAAGCGGGTTTTTGGGTCTGGTGCGCCTGCGGGCGCTGACCGAGCTGGTCTGACGGGCTTTGGGCATTCACGACAGCAAAAGGAGGGCGCGGCATGGCCGGCCAAAAGGGACGCGATATTCTGTTGAAGATCGGCGATGGCGGACAGCCGGAAAGCTTTGTTACGATCGGCGGCTTGCGAGCCAAGACGATCGCGCTGGCGGCCGATAGCGTCGATGCGACCGATAGCGACAGCGTCGAGGCCTGGCGCGAATTGCTAAGCGGGGCGGGCGTGAAAAGCGCCACGGTGACGGGGGCGGGTCTGTTCAAGGACAGCGCCTCAGACGCTCTAGCGCGCGAGGCGTTCTTTGCGCAGCGGGCGGCGAATTGGCAATTGATCCTGCCCGATTTCGGCGTGCTGAGTGGGCGTTTTCTGATCAGCAATCTGGAATATTCCGGCGATTACGACGCGGAGGCGCGATTCTCGCTGACCTTGGCGTCGGCGGGGCCGGTCGCCTTTACAGCAATTTAAGCGGGCTTTTGGGGAGACGGCGGATGATCCTCGCAAATGCGGCGCGCGGCGAGATCGTGCGGCGATTGGGTGGGCGCGAGCGGCGGCTCTGCCTGACCTTGGGGGCGCTGGCGCAGATCGAGACGATACTGGGGGCGCGCGATTTTCAGGACCTGGTGGCGCGGCTGTCCAAGCCAAGCGCGCGGCAGGTGCTGGCGGCGCTGAGCGCGCTGCTGGAGGCCGGCGAAGGGGCGGCGCCCTTGGGGCCGACGCAGCCGGAGGAGCTGGCGCGGAGCGCGGTGACCTTAGCGGAGGCGGGCGAGGCGATCGCGGCGGCCTTTGCGGCGGGGCTGCGATGAGGGCGGAATGGGAAGAGGCGCTGCGGCTGGCGGTGTGGCGCTTTGGGCTCGCGCCGCCGGCGTTTTGGGCGCTGACTTTGGTGGAATGGCGGGCGCTGACGCGCCTTCACGGGGCGGCGGCCGGGCTGAGCGCTGCGGCGCTGGCCGGGCTGATGCAGGCTTATCCGGATGAGGAGAGGCGCGATGGATGAAGCGATCGAGGGGCTGGCGGGCGGGGCGGCCGAGGCCGAAGCGGCGTTGGCGGGCTTGCGGGCGGCGGGCGAGAACGCGGCGGGCGCGCTGGAGGCGACGTTCGGGCGGGTCGGGGACTCGATCGCGCGCGAGCTGAACCGGGCGGCGAGTTCGGGTGAATTCTCGTTCAAGCGGCTGTTCGCCTCGATCGCGGCGGATTTTGTCAAAAGCGGCGTGCAGACGCTGTTCTCGGCGATCGGCGGGGCGCTGCCGGGCGGCGGCGGCGCTGGCGGCGGGCTGGCGCTGTTCGGGGCGCGGGCCGAGGGCGGGCCGGTGGTGGCGGGGCGCTCGTTCCTGGTGGGCGAGCGGGGGCCCGAAGTGTTTACGCCGGCGGTGAGCGGGCGGATCGGGGCGGGCGGCGGCGCGCAAGTTTCGGTGACGATGAATTTCGCCGGGCCGGCCGGCGCTGACGCCGAGCAAAGCGTGCGGCGCCTGCGCGGGCAGATCATGGCCGATCTGGCGCGGGCGGTCGCCGATGGGAGCGGGCGGCTATGAGCTTTCACGAGGTGCGATTTCCGCTGCGGGTCGGATTTGGCGCGCGCGGCGGGCCGATGCGCCGGACCGAGGTGGTGACGCTCGCTTCGGGGCGCGAGGAGCGCAATGCGGTGTGGGCGCAAGCGCGGCGGCGCTTTGACGTCGGCGGGGCGATCCGCAGTCTGGACGATTTGGCGGCGGTGACGACGTTTTTCGAAGCGCGGATGGGCCGGCTCTATGGGTTTCGGTTTCGCGATCCGATGGATTGGCGCACCAGTTTGCCGTCGGCGGCGGTGACGGCGCAGGACCAATTGCTCGGCCATGGCGATGGGGCGGCGACGCGGTTTCAGCTGGTCAAGCATTATGCGGATGCGGCGGGGGCGACGACGCGGGCGCTGCGCAAGCCGGTCGAGGGCTCGGTGCGGGTCAGCGTCGGCGGGACGGAGCTGGCGGGCGAGGCGTTTAGCGTCGATCTGACGACGGGCGAAGTGGATTTGGCGATCGCGCCGGGGCCGGGCCTGCGGGTCGAGGCGGGCTGTCAGTTCGACACGCCGGTGCGCTTTGACAGCGATGTGCTGGAGGCGAGTCTGGAGGGCTTTGCGGCCGGGCGGGTGCTGTCCGTGCCGCTGATCGAGCTGTTGGTGTAGCGCGGCGGTTTTTTCCCTGAAAATCAAGCGTTTACGGACCGGAGGGCGCGATGCGCGCAATCGCGGAAGAACTGCAATCGCGTCTCGATAGCGGGGCGACGACCTTGTGCTGGTGCTTTGAGCTGGTTCCACCGGCGGGCGCGGCGCTGCGCGTCACCGATCATGACCGCGATCTGCTGTTTCGGGGAGAATGGTTCCGCAGCGAGGCGGCCTGGGAATTGGGCGACGCCGATGCGAGCGCCGGACTGGCGGGCGAGCTGGCCGGGATTATC